TTAAAGCCCCACGATTCAGCGTCGCTATCATTATCGTCTTCTTCATCGTCATCGTCGAGATCCGCAACGAAGCACACGCCGTCGGTCATCAGGTCGAGCTTAACGAACTCCAGGACTCCGACTATGGTTTGATGATTAAGGTCGAACTCTTCCCTGTAACGATTGATGACGTTCATAAGGTCGTACGTTAAAGCGTCCGTCTGTTGGTGGTAGTCCATGTAAGTAACCTATGTTGTAACTTCATCGCTTAATAGGCAACGGAATTTCCGCGCTTGATAAACGTCCGCCTAAGAGCCTTCGTCTATCTACTTATTTAACATTTAGGGTTGACGTTTGAAAATGTCGGTTATAATACTTCTTTAGGAGTCCCCGTTATAACGACGCTTGAACAGCCCTATAGCCCTTCAGTCGCTCAATAGTCGCTATAAAGTTCTAATAAGCCGTATCGTAACCTGTTGTTTAGTTTAAAACCTCATTCGCTTGGGCGTTACTGTTTTAACCCCTCAGTAGCTTCGCTCCTTCGGCGTACATAACGGGCAGCGAACGACGCTTTAAACGGTAAAACTACATCCACAGCGTCTGTTTACTTTTAGATCCCCCCACGGTAGCCGTTATAAACGACTCTAGTTCCGCTTTAAGAGCGTCCGCTTTTCGTTCATCTATCTTAACGTCTGCGTCTTGAGCCATTTGTTCTACCCAATAGGCTACGGCCATAGCGAGGGCATCCAATCGGTCATCCTGTAACAGCGACCCTTTATCCTTTGTTATCCGACTCAGCTGGTAAAAGAGCATATAGCGGGTTTGTTGTTCTATAGGGTACGCCAAAGCGGACCTGTAGTCATCTTTGATGACGACCGGGTCGAAGATAAGCTTATGGCGGTTCATAACCGGTTCCAGCGTATCTATGATACGTCGTTCCTTTTGTTGGCTATGGCGTACTTCTTCCACGCTGACGGGATGAACGTTCCTTAACAAGGGTTTGAATAGTTCCGTAAACATACCGTCCCCCATATTGGACTCCACAATGATCTTATTAACGTTATAACGAGCGGCGATCATAGCCAGTTCTTTAAGAGTGTTCTCGGAGTAACCGCCCTTTAAGCCGTTACAAGCGGGAACGAACAGTTGACCGTTGAGCATCTTTACGACCGCATAAGACGTTTCGTCTCTACCGCGTCCACTAGGGTCGATGCTCATCACGGAACCGGTGTACGGTATTTGTTCCCCGACGGACATGGGTCTAAAGAAGCGGTCGCCGTTGAACCCGACGTTCGGGATGGTGTTGTCCACAACGTAGTCGGGACTGCTGGCGTACGTTATCTTTTCGGGTCCGACGTCGTCGTCCACGTCGTTCACGATCAAGTCGTTTATCTTCAGAGGGTATCGATCAGCGTCGGATAAGCGAGGATTCAGCATGAACTGAAGGGCGTATCCGCTCCGTCCATACGACAGTTTGCGTTCTTCCAGGTCAACGTCGGAGAACCGTAGAGGCTCTGTAGACGTCCCCACGGACTCGGCAGTCGTTTTAGAGATGATATAGGGTGCTATGGAGCCGTCGTATATCTTTTCAGCCTTAGACCCTTCTATGAACTCTGAAGGCCATATACGAGCCGTGTAACCCCTCTCTCGAAGTTTGTTGTAGATGGAGTCCTCGCATTGAGGTGTTCCCAGAAAGAGTATTCGTGAGCTATCGAGAGGTTTAAGTATCGCTTCAAACTCCTTTACTTGTTCGTCGAGCTTGTCGCGGAGTCCTTGTGTAGCGGAGTTGTTTGGTACTTCTATGTCGTCCGCTACGATGATGTCAGCGCGAGATCCCGTTAGTTGGGACGTTATGCCTAGTGACTTGACGGAAGGAGCGTGAGCGGGTGGTGCGGAGCCTACGTCGAAGGATACCTTACTGAAGCGTTGACCATCCCGTGGCTTTAGTCCCGCCAACATCGGTATCTCGTTGATGATGCGAAGGGTGAACGTCGAGAAGTCGTCGGAACGGTTCTTACTGGCTGATACGACCAATATGTTCTTGGAGGGATCTAGCAGTAGCTGGTGAACGACGTACGCCGAACATATCCACGACTTGCCTACGCCACGGAACGCCATGATGACGCCGCGCTTCGGACCGTGTTGCATGTAGTCCGCTATGTCGTATTGAAGGTCGGTGGGGTTCGGTAACCCAAGGTGCTTCCAGACGACGTAGAGGAAGTTACGGAAGTCCTTCAACTTCGTTTCACTCACGATTGTTGGGCGGCTTGCTTGGTCTCGTCGTCTTCGTTGAACGGTAGGACTTCAGCCAGGTTACCCAGAGGCGTTCCTTGTTCGGTGATGGAGACCACGTCGTTGTCCTTTAACAGTTGTCTGGCTCCGTTTAATAGAGCGGCGTTGTAGTCGCCCGTCTCTTTCATCTCTTCGATGGAGTCTTTATAGGTGTCGCACAGTAGGACTTGTAGTTGTTCCAGTTGTTCTCGTTTCTTCATAAGTGTTACGGTCTCCTTTGCATCATCATCTCTAGGAGACGATCCAGCTTGTTGTTAATGGCTTCCAACTTCTTCTCCAGACCGTGTATCCGTTTTTCAACGGAGATGTCTCGTTCGTGTTGGGCCGACAGTTCGACCTCGATCTTCGTAAGACGGTCTTCGTCTTTGTCCAGGCGATCAGCAAACTTCTTGCCTATCCAACCGAAGACGCCGAGTACGACCGCCAAAGCGGTGTCGAGGAAGTGAGATAGTTCTTCAGGCATGGTGTTATTAAGCGCCTATTTCAGTAGCTGTTATAGTCGAGATCGTGCGAGGAAAACTTGTGTTGTCCGTATCCGTGTTGGTGCGGTTGAAGTAGAAAGTACCACCGTCCATTCGGACTTGTAGCTTGTAGACGGTCGCTGACGTCGTAGAAGGACTGTCCAACCAAGTCATGCTTTTGTTGACGGTCGCTTGGTTGCTGTAACTAGCTCCCCATAAAGCGCATTGATATCGACTACCGGCCGCGTCTCCTACGGATAAATCAGTTGAATCACGCAACGCCTTAAAAGCAGCGAAGTTAGTAGTGGCTGAAGTATCGAAATTGAAGTTCACCGTTAGTAGTATCTTACTGCCCGTAGTCGCCGGTGTTATTGAAACGGTCATTCCCGTTAAATCAGTCCACGACGTGCTTCCCGTCGTAAAGGTAGCGGCGGTTACTACGGTGTGCTGTGTTTGTAGAACCTTCCCTCCCGCCGACATGCCCGTCAACAACGACCCGTCTACCGCCGGAAGCTTCGCCGCAGCCGTCAGTTGAACTACGTTGTTAGCGGATGTTCCAAGTGTTCCTGTGATGTAGGTGGAACCCGCGTTGACGTCGGATACCATTCGTGAATGAGCCTGTGTTATTGCCATATATAGTGGTGGTTAGAGGGATTAAATAGATGCTATGATAAAGGCAAGAAGCTCTTCGTATCGAATACCAAGTCGGGTCTTTTCTTCTCCCGTCTCTTCATCCGTCCAAGTGTCAGAGCAAAACAAACCGTATTCGGTAGCGTCGAGTCCTTCTGCGTTAAAAGCGTCTTTGACGTCTTGTGCGATTACGCCCACGTGTGTTCTCAAACGGCCTTTGAATTTAAACTTCTTGACCAGTCCCTTAATTGCCGTTGCTACCCGCAACTCAGCTTCGGACAAATCTTCAATCTGTTCCTTTTCATTACGGTCAGACGTGGTTATTACCGAAGAATTAGCGTAAACAACGGACCAACGCTTACTAGCTAGACCACTACTTTGAGCGGTGTTGGTAACGGCGTCGTAATCGAGGGAAGGATACCAAGCGCCGTCAGCGTCCATAGTGAGTGTTTTACTTGCCCGTTCGTTGGTAATATTGAACTTACCGCTACCGCCCCCGGTATAGATCGAGTACATACCTTCGTTGGTTCCCGTATGGGCAGCCGACTCCAATCGTAGCATACACGACCCGTTAACAGCGTCCGTTGACTGTAAGTGTAAACGCGCTTGATCACTGTCCTGTTTAATTAACAAACCTTTGGATACTTGTAAGTTGTATTTGTCGGCGGTGTTAAACGTCGAAGAAACGTCCAAGCTGGTTACGTTGACCCCCACTACGTCGTTTGCTGCGTCGGTCGCGATTAGATTAGCGTTGTTGTCTCCTTCTACTCGAAAGTCCACGTCGCCTCCGCCTTCGTTAATGACGACGGTTTTTTGGGCTGAAGTATCGTCTACCATGAACACGGAATCAGTGTCGCTGATCTTGGAGGAAGTAACGGCGTCGTCTTCAATCTGAGAAGTACTTACCGGAATCGCTGCTACTGGAATCGCATATCCACGCTGGACGACCACGATTTTGGAACTAGTTGGAGGAGTGCCTGTAAAAGTTATGGTGTTGGCGTCGGCGTCGATGGCGTAGGCTACCGTAGGTTCTTGAAGAACACCGTCGATAGCTACCTCGTACATCGTGTCGTCCCCTAAAGCAATGGCCGGACTAAACGTAAAAGCCGTACTGCCGTCACCCGTAAACGCATATTTAGCGGACGCCGTGGAAGAACCCGTGATCTGGTTGCTTATCTGCGTATCTACGTATGTTTTGTTTACGGCGTCCGTGGTGTCCGTTGCCGTTGGTACGTTTTTGATACGAAGCGTTTTAGCGTCCCAATCCGTACCAGCTACTTCCTTTTGAAGCGACAGTTGGTTAAGTTCGCCTATCTCCTCGTTCAAGTAGAGGTTGTGCAGGTACGACCTGTCGAGAGATGACTCGTTCAAAATCGACCCGTTAACGAAGTCCACCAACGGATTAGCGCTATCGGCGTTTGAATCACGTTTGACTCTTACCTTCTGACCTACCGTAGCGCCACTTATAAGAACGACTTTGGTCGACGGGGAAGTCGTGATAGTGTAGTGGGTTGTGAGGCTCTTGGTAACGCCGTCTATTTCGACGACAACGTGGGAGCCTTCAAGATACGGAAACGAGAAAGGAAAGTCCGTCTGCGATGCCGTTGCGGTAAAATCGACGTAAGTTATAGCCATGATGTGTTTCTACTTGTTAGTTATTGTTGATAAGTTGTTGAAGTTAATCGACGTTGAGAACGTCTAGTACGGAACGAGGAGTTTCACCTAGTAGAGTGCTTTGTGCTTTGTTTCTTTCGTAAACTTCGTCGAGGTACTCCCCGTCTTTATTCACGAAATCAGATAAGAAGAAGAAATTAGTTTTACCTTTACGCTCATACATTTGTTTACGGGTTTCCGTGTAGTACTCTTGAAGCTTTTTATTGAGTCTCTTCAAGCCTTCGTTTTCCCACGCATCGACGTTGTCTTCTTTTCGCTTCCACCCGGCGTCAAAGTCTTTCCTCCACGATGAGCTATATATTAAGCCGTCAATAGCTTGTTCCAGCGTCTTCCTTCCTATTACCGTTTCCCTCAAGCGTTTGTTGAAGACGTAGTCCAACGTGAGTCCGTCCGAGTTTCTGTACTCAGTCATCTTTACGCCTGATGAGAGCATTGCAGGTTTTTGTTGAACGTTTTGATGTAAGTCCGTCGCTAAAATCTTGTCGAGTTCTGTGCGTATTTTTTCCTTTTCAGGAAGTTGTCGCATGATCGCTTGCGTACCCCACGTCTTGGTACTCTCGATGTCGTTACCAAGTATGTCCGTCTTGTGATTCAGAGGGCCATTTCCCAAAGAGTGATAAGCTATTCTATCCCAGTAAGAAGCTCCGCGTAGATCCACGACCTTTCCGCCGCTATCTAACATTTGAACAACCTTTCGAACTTGTGCGGGATTACTCAAATAACTAGCAAGGAAACGAGATAAAGCGTTAGTGAACACTTCTCCTTCGCCTGTCGCCAACTCTTCCGCTGTCTTGATACCGCTGGTCAACGGTTGTTCGCGAGCAAGACCAACGAAAGAAGATCTAATCACGTGTGGTAAATCTTGTTCCTTAGTAAGTAGCGGTTCACCTGTTCTTTCTTGTTCCTTGCGCAACTGCCACCACATCATTACATCCGCACCTATTGCGTAAGGGAACGACCAGGGCATAGCTGCGGCATAGTTGGAGTTGTGTGAGTTAAAGCGGTTAAGACCTGACTTCTTTCGTTGATCGTCCGTCATCCATAACAAAGACCCCGTAGCGTCTCCGGAAGCGGCATGCATAGCTCCTGCGGTCATCAGTGATGAGCCTATAAAGAAATCGGTAAGAGCCTCGCCTTTGAATTTTAAGGCACGTGCTTGAGCGGTGTGCATACGTTCGGTGAACTCAACGATCTGCGCGTTCCAGCCCTTCTTGCTTTCCGGTGTTAAATCTTTGGACGTTCGTAGGATTTCGTCAATTGCTTCTATCTGTCTTTTAAACTCTTTAATCTTTCCCGCATACGGGTTGAAGAAATGCGCCCTAGCGACAGTAAGTGGTCCGGCTGCTACACGTAAACCACGGCCTATAACAGCACGTAAGGGAACGCCGATGTAAGGCATAATCGCTTTTAAGGAGAAACCTACTACGCTATCCGAATGACCGAGACGACTGAGTGGACCTATTATTTTATCTTCAAGGTCGGGTGTATAAACGTCTTCCCACTTCTCAGCATTGGAAGCGAACAATAACTCCTCTCTAACTTGATTAACTTCGTCGTAGAACTCATGGGTCTTACTAAGAACTTCCAAACCGTTACTGTCTACCCAAGCTGATTGGTATAGTTCTTCAGCGCGCTTACGCGCCTTCATCGGGTTGTTTGGGAACTCAAGTATAGCTTTCTTATTGGACTCCGCCCATATCCTTCCTTTGATAAGAGGACGCTTAAAAGCCTCGTCTAGTCCTTGGATGGAGCGAACGCCTAGCGATAGTATGTGCCAGAAGTTATTAGTGTTAATCCATCCTGTAAATTTCTTAGTAACGTTGTCTACCGCTTCAGCCTGTCTTTTAGCGTTAGCGTGGGCGCGAGCAATGATAGCGTGTTCGCCTTGAGGTAGCGTACCTGAAGACAAGTCTTCCGAGAACTTACCGTAAAACGTGTCGGTAGCGCTTACGTTCTCACTAAACGTCCGTTTAAGAGCTTTAAGGTTATCTTTGGTGAAGAACGTTGAAATTGTTTTGAATGCTCCCGCTCCATCAGCAGCGGCTAAACGCCACGCTACAGGCGCTCCTTTGTTTAGATTGTACAAGAACGTAGCGGCTGGTCTGAAGAACTGTTTAGCGATACCGCCTACACCTGTAGGAACACCAGCCATAGCTGAAGGTAGTTGGTCGATCAGCGATAGTTGACGTGCTTGATTAAGCGCCCGTGTAAACTTAGTGAACCTACTGGCGACGTCCGTTTCAAGTGATGTCAACAAAGCGTTCTCCAGATCCGCAAAGATACGAGCTTTAGCTTCCTTCTCGTTAACGCGGTCTATATCCTTTAACTTGTCCCTCATCCGTTTCTTGGACGCGGTTATCTTCTTTCGAATAATACTTGCTTGGGAAGGTTTAGTCGGTCCTGTAGGTTTAGGAGCAGTAACGTCCTTTAGCTCAGAGATGACCCCACGTCCTTCAACGTCGGCTAGGCGAGCTAACTGAGCTTCCAGCCGTTCGACTGTTGCTACTTCAGCTTCCGCTTGATTGTAAAACTTAATGCGATCCTGTAGGTCTTTGACTTCCGGGTCTTCTTCCTTAACTGGTTTCTTAGCTGCGTCTTGAGCTTGCTCTAATTCGATGTCGTCGCCAAAGCGTTTACGACGTTCGTCCAGTTGCTTTTGTAGGGTGGCCTTTTTCTTCTTTAAAGCTTCCTTTAACTTTGCCGCCTTCTCCGCTTCGGTCGGTACTTTCTTCGGCGTTACTTCCGCTTTAAGTGCTTTACGTACTTTGTTCGTGAGTGAGCGTAAACGTTTAAGATAACTATCTACTTCGGCAGGTTTCGCCCAATCGGGTGCGGGACCGACTTCTTGTCGTATAGCGTTCTTATCGCCTTCTCTGAACAACTGTAAATACTTGTTTAGCTTTTCTTCAAGGACGACCGTTTCTTTTGCTTCTCTCGATGAAGTCTTGTAGAACTTAATACGACGTTCCAAGTCCAACTCTTCGTCGGATTTCTCTCTTGGTTGCTTACCTTCAGGCTCGTCCCGTTGTCGTGTAAAAATCTCTTGTTGTTTTTCTAGCTCCTCACGTAGTTGAGCTAAACGCTTTTCGCCTTCTTTCTCTGCTTTTTCTTTTAACTCCGCCTCTATTTCCTCATCCGTTTTATCGAGGTCTCCAGCGGTGTCTTCTTCAATCTTCTTCTTACGCTTCGCTGCTTTTCGTTCTTTAGCGTCTTGAGCCTTACCTTCCTTTTTCAAGCGAGGCTTGATGGCTAGGTAGTCGTCGTAAAGATTAAGAATGTCTTCGGTGTCCGCACCGTCCAAACGCTCACGTAGCGTCCGCTCCAGCTTCGCCAGGGCGGCGTCTTCCTTCATGGAACGGAAACTGTATGGGTTGTCCTCGTACGTCTTCCTGTACTTCTCCGCGTCTCTCCTCGCCGCTTGGACGGATCGACCACCAGCGGTCTCTATCCTGTCTTTGACCTGCGTGTTGAGCTTGCGCGTAAAGACGACTTCATCAAGTAGGGACTGCAAAGCTTCCCTGTCGTTACCGTCGTCCGCGATGCGACGTATGGCGTCGATGCGTTTCGTTTCCTGTTCGTTGTAAAGTTTCTTAACGTCGAGTTCTAGCAACGGTTGCTCTTGCGTAAAGTTCTCGCTGTTGATGTTTTCCACACGTTCGGTCAAGGCGTTGAGAGCTTTGTCTCGATCCGTCTCGACTTTAGGAGCTTCGTCCATCAGTCCCTGTATCTGTTTTCCTTCTTTTTCGGTAGCGAAAACAACATACTGATCAGGTATCGCCTCCCCTTCTTTGTATTGCTCACCTTCATTGAAGTTTTTAACTACAACGCCATCGTGGCCTTGTTCCCTTGCCTCTCGTACCGCCTTTACTAGCGGCGATGAAGGGTCATTAAAAGTTTCATCCAAGTCGCCCCGTACCCCCGTCATGTCGATGACCTTGGGGTTTTGTAGCTTTACATCAACCGACTTAACTTCTGCCCCAGGCATAGGGTCGCGAGCGTAATTTAAGGCTTGATCCTTAGACGCTGTGGACCAAGTACCTTCGTGTGAAAGTAGATTATCATACTGTCCACCGGCTTCCTTCGGTGTGTTTTTATTACTGCCATGAAAAGCTTTGATTGACAAAGGCACTCCGGTTTTATGTGATGCCTTCGTCACAACGGCGCTTACCGTACCGAACTCCGCAGAAGAAGCTCTTACTTCGAAGCCGTCACCAAGTACGTTTTGTAAGTAATCAGTTAGTTCGTTTTCCGTAAAACCTTTTTGGTAAGATCCCGTGCTGTTTACGATTACTTCCATATTCGGTTCGTTAACTACCGTGTGCTTACTGTTCAGCACGTCTTTTCCACGTACGTTTATAAACGCTTGCCCATCCGGTTTCAGCACACGACCAATGTCTCTTACGATTCCGTCCCTCACGTCCTGTGTAACGACGTTAAGAACTGCGTTGTTTATAACGGTGTCATAAGAGTTATCAGGTATTGCTGAAGCGACCGTAAACGTAGGATCAAAACCCTTCTCAGGGAACGGCTCAAAAGTATCCGCTTTAATTCCCGCTTTGGATGAGATGTTCTTACCAGCGCCGAAGTCCAACACTTTACCTAAAGATTTAACCAGCTTTTTTATTTTTGTGTACGTGGTTGTAGTCGTCGCTACTTGTGTCGCGTGACTACCGTCTTGTCGTCTTTTTTCTGGTAGTTTGTTCGTGTCTCGAAACGCCTTCAACTGCTCCGACGTTGTTCCTTCTACCTTGGCGACCGGTTCGGTTAACGCTTCCGCTTTGCTTAGGTCTTCGTCGGCCTTGTTAATGCCGTTTAAAGTGTCGTCTATGACGTCTTGGGCTTGCTCGATCTCGTTTATGTTTTTACGTATTCGTGCGTTCCGTTGCCCAGCGCCGCCTTTAGTAGCCGCCGTAAGTTGTTTTTTAAGAGCGGCTTTATCCGCTTCTAATTTAAGACGTCCCGATTCTGCCGCTTTCGCAGCTTGTTGTCGTCCCCACTTACCGGTTCTGGCGTACATGGAGAACAAAGAGTTGAACGTGCCACCCGCTCCCGCTGAGAACAGATAGTCGTACACGTTGCGGTCCTTGCCGTTCATCGCGTGTTCAAGTTCTTGACGCATCGTTGACTCAGCTAAACCTAGAGCAGCACCGCTAACGAAAGTCTTAGTGCCGTGAACAAGTAGTTCCTTACCTTTCCAAGCGTTCATCGCACCAACGCCCGGAGCTAACTTGAAGACGAGCTTGTCAACGCCTGTAGCTACAAGACCAACACCAAACACGGAAGAAGCAATCATCTCACCGGCGGAATAAGCGTCTTGAACGCCGAACGCCTTGCGAGTGCTTTGACCGAGAAAGTTGGAGAAACCCCATATAGCCGCCTCAGTCGCCGCTATACCCACCAAACCGGCTGCGGTAGTAGTAGGTTCAGGAGCGACTACACCGAGTGTAGCTACTCTCTTGGCGTTGTTTAGCCAGTTTAAATACCTTGCGGAACGATGGAAACTGTAAGTTAGACCAATGCCTGTAGCCATCTCGACGCCTACACCTGCAAGCGTACCCCCTATGGAGTCCCCACTGCTTACTTCTTCGTTGGCTTGCATGACCGCTTCAGCAACTTCAGGCGGTATAAAACCGCTTTGCTTGGTGCTGACCATCTGTCCCGAACCTAACGGGTTGCTGGTGCGTCCACGGCTACGGTATCTAGCAGGTGGTGGTTGCTTCGTATCTACGTTTCCATCGAACGTGTCGAGAGTACCAGCGTCGTGAGAGGCGTTTAATTGGTCAATCAATGATGACATTAAATTTAATTAAAGAGGTTTTTTTGCAACGCATAAAACAAGTCAAACGTAGCGCCGTCGTACACACCAAACTTTTGGAACTCGTCCAAGGTGGCTTTTTCGGTGTCGGTGAGTTTCTCGCCTAATTCATCCTTACGCAGTACGTTACCCCACCGCAACATCGTTAGGTTTAGCTCGCCTTGATCTTTGAACAAGCTAACGTCTCCAGCGTCCATTCCAGCCAGTTCCAACAAAGCAGGGGAGTCCTTGGAGTACTTGTCGAAACCGTATCGGTATAACGATACACCTAAATGTCGGCGCTCCTTTGCCTTGATCATCTCAAGCCTGTCTCCTTCGATTAAACTACGCGATGGGTTGGCGTTAGGTTTTATCGATTGGTAAATAAAAGGACCGCCATCAAAAGGTGACCACCAACTGTCTTCCTTTTTAATCTTTCCAGATTCAGGTTTAACGCTTTCCAGACCTTTAATATCCGTTTCATCTAAGGCGTTCATTATGTTCAAAGAAGCTTCTGCTCTGCCTTGAAAACGCTCCCTCTCTTCTTGTAACAGCCCATTAGCGTACGTTTGTAACGCTTCGCTCCTTTTATCGGCGTCTGGTTCGCTCGCTAACTCTTTAGCTTTCTCTACTAATCGGTTTTGAACGCGCGGTAGTACAGCCTCTCTAAAACTATTGCCTAAGCCTGTACCAGCAAGCGGAGTTCCATCTAACTTGAACGCTTCCTCAACTTCCTTTATTTGATCTTCTAGCCGTGTCTCCAGATTTTTGTAGTAAGTCGTGTCGAGCACGTAGTTACCTGCCGTTAATTTATCTGACTCGTCTTTCAACGCATCGAAAGGAGCGACGTTTTGGTCGGTCTCCCTCAAGAAGTCCTGCCACCCTTTTGTTTCGTTATAGCTGTGCCACTTTCTAAATTGGTTAAGTATATCCTTTTTGACGTCTTCAGGGATTGCGCCTGCCGTAATGGGTCGTGTCTCCGCTATCTGGTAACCTCTGTCGATGTCGTCGGAATTATCGAAGTACAACTTGTCGGCGGCGTCTCCACCGTTATTGGCTAAACTTCTAAGAGCCTCGCGATACACGGTTAAAGGATTACCTGAACCAGTAAACACACCGTCTACCATCTCCTCGACTTGTTCCTCGGTTAAAGACGGATTCAACTGTATGAACGTGTCTCTTATCTCATGTATAGTTGCTTGACTTGCGTCGTCTCTTTTAGAAATACGTCTAAGACCGGCCATAGCGCTTACGACTTTATTACCGAAACGCTTCCCTTTCTTCGTGTCCGTCTCGACGTCCGCTTGATTGAGCTTCGTGTTGAGTTTGGATTCAATGGGATTGATGAGACTTTTAGCGGTGGTTGTACGGAAGATAGGCTTGCCTTTAACCTGGATAACCTTCATTGCCGACAACATGCGATCCGCATCTTCGTACCGCCCAGCGGCGTAAAGTGAATCGAGTTGGGTAGCGAACGCTTGTACAATGACTTTATTACGGGTCGTCTTATCTAACACTCCGTCCTCTATGAGCAGTTCCTCACGTTGTTTCGCTATCTCTTGCAGTCCCGAAGGATCAAACCTTAGAGGTCGTTGGGTAACGGCGTCTGTTTGGCGTCTACCGTGCATCTCTAGTTGAATACCTAGTTGATCCAGTTGACCCGCTAAGTTGAAAGCGTCCATCTTCTTGTCGTACTCTTTGAGCATGTTGTTCTTGAACGGTCCCGTAACGGAGTTCCACAACACTTTAGCGGCGTCTGAACCAGCGACTTCACCACCTACTTCTTCGGAAAAGCTTTCCCAGTTCTTGTCGAGAAACCCGTTAACGGCTCCCATGAACTCGTTTTGGTTCTTGTACTTATCGAGATCCAACAACGTATCCGCTTCCGCTTGCATGGAAGGTAACAGGTTGTTACTGATGGCTCGTTTTAAAAGTGTGTTACGAAACGCCCGTTGTCTCTTAATAGTGAAGAAAGTGTCAGGGTCGCTGTTCTTTAGTTCCTTCATGACGTCGGCGTCGCTTACGGTAGCCGCGTTCTGTCTGCCTATGTCTGCTTGAACCTCTCCTAAAGCTCCGTACTCCTTCGCAATCAAACCGACCTTCGACAACGAGTCCGCCAGATCCATCAGCTTGTTGCGTCCCGCCTGTTGCGTTTGAACGCGGTACTGACCTCCGGCGTTAACGACCGCTTGCAACTTCGGTGCAGATCCTACGCCTTGTGTTTGTACTCTTCCGTTAGCCATTATGAATAATAGGGGTCTGTGTATTGGTTAGTCTTTGGTAGGTACGTCGCTCCCTTGGGCATCGAAGAAGAAGAAGAACCGCCCATTGATTGTTTGATTTGCATACCCGTCCGATAACCGCTCATACCGCCTTGAACCGCCCCTAATCCCGCCGTTAGGAAGCTTGGTCGGTTGATCGGTTTGTTAATGCCTATCTGGTTTTGCATGGTACGGTATCCGGCGTCGGTAAGAGCGAGACCGGTGTTAATGTTTTGAAGTTCCTGTTGTCGGGTAACAGCGACGCGATAGTCCGCTTCCTGCCTCGTATAGTCGTCTAGAAGGGCGTCTACGGATGCTCCGCTTACCCCAGCCTCACCTGCCGACACTCCGGCGCGAGACAACGCTTCTCGGCTCTTTAAAGCTATGTCGCCCAATTCAACGTTCATCGCCTCTTGCTCCTGGGCTTGTCTCATCCGCATGGCCGACTGTTCTTGAATAAACCGTTGACGCTCCGCTTCCGCCGCTTGAGCTTGATAACGCTGTTGTTGTCTAGCTTGTTGGCGTTGTCCCGCGTATTGAGCCATTGACTGAGCGACGCCTATCGCGCCCAGAACTGCTGGATGACACATAGTTATTTATTCTTTCGATTAATGGTGAAGCGTCGATAGTCAACTCCGTGGGGTTCACCGAACTCGGCTCCCAACCAGGTTAACCATCTGACTGATAATTTGTTGTTCATACTGACGTAGTTAGTGAGGTAATCGTAATCACCCATTAAATCGTCTAGGTACTCTTTAGAATGTTTTACAAAGGTCTTCTTTATGGTAGGCATAAGATCCGTCCCAAGTAACCAAGCGCACCCTACCTTCGGGTCTTCCGTCGGACACACGCCAAAGCTCGCTATGAGCCTGTAATCGTGCGTCTTGATCGAATAGCACTTGTCCGACAGGTGATACGATTGTTCACACGCCACTCTCGGATGCGTTCCAAGACCGATGCATTCAAGCATGTCCTCGACCCGCATGTTCTCGTAAAGAGCCGGACCATCGAAACCAATGATCGCTTTGGATACGTGACAATCGTCGAACTTACGATCCATACCGACGCGAGCGAGGCGTTACAAAGCTTTCGAACTCCGCCGCCAATAGCTTGGCTGGTAACGCCGATGAAGACTTGACCTTGATGGTCGCTTCGTCGTGCTTGGCGTGAATTGGAAAACGGAACGAACCGCTGTCTACTACCAACGACCCTAGTAGCGAGTCGGCTCCCAACGTGGAAGGATTGAAGGCGTAGTTGTAGGTGTCCCGATAAAGCGGTGTTACCTCGACCGTAAAGTGTCCGGTGTCGGAGTAGTCGATAGCTCCGTTTCGAAGCGTCTGAAAAGTAAAGTTACTGGTCGCCTTCCCTCCGCGTTCGGTGGGTTGCTTCAGCGTCTGCGTGGAGAAAGTGTACTCCATGTCGTATTCAAGCCCGACGTACCAATCAGCTTGGGAAATCATCGACCGTCCGACAGTCCATTGAGTAGCTGAAGTGAAGTCGGTAGTAGTCGCCCAATAGGACGCCCACGATCCGCCTACACCGGGTTCCGTTGCCGCTGATGAAACGTGGGCGGCGGTACAACGGTATATAGTGCTTCCGTTTTTAACGACAGTCGCAATGTATCCTTCTATCGTAAACTCGTCGGAATCTGTGCGCGTGATAACGTGCCGTTCGCCGTTGGACGTATAAACAACCGAATTAACGGGATCGTAAGGCATTAAAGTAACGGTAGTTTTCTTAGTAGACACGTTGTACGACGCACCTAGCACACCACTCGATACACGTCTGTCCAACAATATGGCGTAGTCCTTACCGGTGTCTACCGCTCCCGACTCCATCGACATGCGTTCTAGGTTCGTGTTGGTTCCGTCGTTAGTGACGAGGTAAAGGTCGGAGTCTATAAACCCAACTCCAACGATGTCGTCTGCAAACTCAAACCGACTCCAACTGCTTTGGATCTTCTCTTTGTTCTGCCAGAAATACTTGTAGACGTATAGATGCTTTAAGTTGGAACTACTGGTAGCTACGATTACGCTTTCAGACGGAGAGCCTACCAACTGCCGCAACGAAGTAGGTACGTACTTAGGTGTCTGAGCGGTTATCTCAGCGGCCTCGAATACGTCCGTAGTAGCGTCGACAAAGAACTCGTACACGCCTTCGTAGTTGGCCCGACTAAACGGGAAGTAAACGTAGTTCGTAAGAGCCAACGGCGTAACGTCGTCAGCAACGTCGTACTGGGTAACCGGCGATATATTGACCGTCTTCGGCGTCAGTAAATCCGTGCCTCGCAGAACGAACTGTGATTGAGGAGCGAACAACATCAACTTCTCTTGAAACGGTACGGCGTGTTTGAGGGTCGATACCTTGGTGTGAGCAACTCCCACGTCTATGGGGTCACCGTCCAACAGCGTCAACACGGTAGTTCTGAAAAGGTTAAAGTATTTGTCGGCTTCGCTGAACACGACTGTACCGTCCGTAAGAAACCCCAAACGATTCTTGAAGAAGAATACGTCGTTGATCTTTTTACCTACGATGGACGGAACGGCGTTTGTTTCGTCGTCGCCTGCCAAGCGAGTCGTCCAAGGAGTCCAAGTCGAAGTGGCGTTATCATAAGAACCACTGTCTATGTAAAACCGAGTGAAGTCTGAGTTGGGGTAAATCGACATTGGCATCGTAGACGCTTTCAACGTCGTCTTTAATTCGAATCCAATGGTTTCAACCCACGCTCCTTCTCCGAAGTCCTCCCCGTCTTTCGTTTCGAATTTAACGTAGTAGTCGTCTTGAGAAAGCTCTACGTCTCCTCTTACTTTTACTTGAAAGTCTTTAAAACATTTGGCAGGTAAATTAGTAACGGAGTCCACTTCCTTGTATATCGCGTCCATACCCGTGTTCGATAAACCGTCTTGGGTGGAGATAGTAAAGTCCGTATCATCCGCTTTCTTTATCTTTATGATGTTTTCTTTAAGCTCGGTTGTAAGAGACGCAGTACCAACTATACTGGCGGTTGCCGTGGCTCCCGACCCGCTAAAAATACCGTTAATAGTCGCGGTTGGTGGAAGAGTGTAACCACTACCGCTATTGGTTATCGTAACTCCCGTTACTACTCCGCTACCGTTTACGACTACCGTCCCAGCCGCTCCGCTTCCACCGCCTCCTGAAAAAGTAATAATCGTTGAGCCACCAGGTACATATCCTGACCCGCCACCACCGCCTATCGTTACGCCGCTAACAGTGCCTGTTATTCCGCTTAAAGTTGTGTTTAAGGTGGTAGCTATGGCCGTACTATCGGCACTGCCTGCCCCGCTTCCCGTTGTTGTTCCGAAGCGTGTACCGTCTACCGTTACGTAGTAGTTAGTGTTAGCCGCGCCTTGCTTGATGAATACCAACGCTTCCTTCGCTAACGCCCCTGACTCGGTTGTGTCCGTCTCTACCGTCTTGTCTTTATTGACGACGAACGTGTTGTCCGCAACGGTTAACGCTCTGT